TACCTGATTTAGAGCATAGATATATTTTTAATCAATTACAAATAAAAGGAGATGAATAATATGGTAGTTGTTACAGTGATCTTAAGTTTGTTGGTAGTAGCACTAATCTTATTAGCAATTTTTAAGAAAGAATGGCTATTATCAATATTTGGTAATTCAGTAGTTGGAAAGGTTGAAAAGAAAAAGAAAATTGAAGGTGAGATAGAAGTTTTAAAGAAACAACAAAAAGTTGAAATTGAAAATATTATTAAGACTTATGACCAAAAGAAAGCAAATTTAATTGATACTACAAATGCTCAAATCAATAGTCTACAAGCACAAATTGCTGCTTTAAAAGCAAATAAAGAGACACAAACAAATGTTCTTAATGAAGAAAAGAAAGTTGATATTGATAGAAAAACTAATGAATATAATCAAAAAATTGTAAGTAAAACAAACCAAGCTAAAAAATTAGGTTATCTTATTGAAGCAGAGCAAAAGAACTTAGCGGATGTTATTTCACCGAATCAACCTAATCAACCTACTGAACAACCTAAACCTAAACCAAAACTTCTATTAGAATCATCAAGAAAAGACAGGATTTAAGACGGCTGAAATTAAGAAAACAAAAAAAAATAATTATAAATAAAAAGTCTATAACATATAATTATAGACTTTTTTTTACTGTATATTATAATGAGGAGATTAAAATGTTAAAGTTTATATATGGAACGATGGGTAGTTCGAAAACAGCTTCAGCTCTTATGAGATATTTTGAATTAAAAACTTCAGGGTATAATGTTGTACTAATGAAACCAGCTATTGATGAACGCGATGGATCTGATATAATAAAGAGTAGAATAGGATTAGAAGAAAAAGCTATTGTATTTGATGTTAAAGATAATTTAGCTGGTTTATTTAAAGCAAAGAGATTACATACTGTAATTATAGATGAAGCTCAATTTTGCACAGAAGAACAGATAAACAACTTAAAATTATTATCTATTAAAAATAACGTTAAAATATATTGTTATGGGCTCAAAACTGATTTTACATCGCATCTTTTTGAGGGCAGTAAGAGATTATTAGAAATAGCGGATTCTATAGAAGAACTAGAAATGAGTTGTAAAAGATGTGGAGAACCAGCACAAGTAAACGCAAGAGTGGATAAGAAAGGTAATATTATAAGAGATGGAGAACAAATTGAATTAGGCTCTAATGATAAATATCAAGCATTATGTTATAGATGTTGGATTGAAGAAAATAAGGAGAAATAAAAATGAGTGTAAAACATATAAAAGAATATTATGAACAAGTTTGCGATCAATATAATGAGATGATTCAAAATTTAAAAGACTTTGAAGAATACGCAAAAACAAATATTGTCAGCCCGGAGCAGATTGATAATATGAAAAAATTAGTTGAACCAATTAAAACAAACTATATGACATTAAGTTATATAATATTTTTACTTAATACTCCTAATAAAAAAGAGAAGAAAGATAAATATATTAAACAACATCAGAAACATTTAAAGAAGATAGGTGAAATTAAGTCAAAAGATGACATCTTAAATGAAGGAAAAGAAATATTAGAAAAAATGAATGAAGGAAGTAATAATAATGGTTAGAAAACAAAAAGAACTCAATAGCTTGAAAATAAAAGGTACGCAATTTGACAGAAGAAGTAAACTATCAAAAGAAGACAGGGAGCAAATTATATATTTATGTAGTAACAAAAAAGAACTTGAAATCACTAATGAAGATATAGCAAAAGCTTTTAATATATCTAAATGTCATGTCTACAGATGCAGTTCAGAGGCAAGATATAAAGAGTACTTAGAGAGAAGTAAGCTAGATTCTAAAACATATCGAGCTTCATTATCTGATGAAGAATTGAAAGAAAAGAGAAGAAAGGGAGCAGAAAGCTGTTCAAACTACAAAAATGCTTTATTGGATATAATCGATAAATATTCTATCAAATCCTGCTAAATTACAAAAGAGAGGTAGAAAATGGATATAAAGGAATATTTACAATCTTTGGGAATAAATAATAAGTTGCAGCAAGGAGAAGATAATTCATATGTAGCGCTAATAATGAACTCTAATGAGTTCGGTAAAATATTCTCAAAATTAGAAAATGCAGATGATCTAGAGCCATTAGAAGATAATCAAGTAGTGACAGAACAAGGTAGCTCATTAGTATATGAATCTATATCAGAACCATATATGTTAAACCTAATAGCTGATTTTGATGCAGATGTCTATAGTTTAATAATAAATTATATTGGGGACAAGCATTAATGTATATCTATAAAATAACCAACAACTCAAATGGGAAAGTATACATTGGGAAGACAACTAAAAGTGTTGAGACCAGATATAACCAACACTTAAAAGCATCTGAAATATATGCTCAAGAACATAGAAATCTATCATTACTTTATGAGGCAATTAATAAATATGGTAAGTGTAATTTCGGTGTCGAGACAATTGACACTGCCTCTACTATAGAAGAGTTAAATAAGAAAGAGATTTATTGAATAAAGTTTTATAGAGACTCATTTGGCAAAGAGTTTTGTTACAATATGGCATCGGGTGGAGATGGTGGGGATACAAACTCTGGCAAGACCCAATCAAAGGAATGGATAGCTAAACGCTTGGCTAGTAGAGAAACTTATGATGTATCAGATGAAACTCGTGAGAAACAAAGACTAGCACATTTAAATCAAGTACCTTGGAATAAAGGCAAGAAAATGTCAGCAGAGTATTGTGAGAAATGTAGAGAACGGAGTAAAGGTAACACTAATCATTTAGGGCATAAAGCAACTGAATTACAGAGAAAGCGTATGAGTGACTCACATAAAGGTCAGATACCTTGGAATAAAGGTTTGAAGGGGTGTATTACCCAGTCAGAAGAAACAAAGAAAAAACGAGCAGATAAATTAAGAGGGACTATTGGTATTAATGATGGCACCAAAAATACTCGAGTACCTAAAGAATACTTAGACAAGTATTTAAATGCAGGATGGTCGATTGGTTGATTAAAGAAAAAATAGTATTTAATTCTAATCAAATAAAAGTTAAAGAGAGATTAGAAGAATCTTTAAGTAGCAGCAAACTAAATTTAAGTGAATACAATATAAAAGATATTTTGATAAATAACCCAGATTTATATAGAATATTATATGATGCTAGAATAGATAAGTATATGATAGGTAATTCATATGATATAATACATAGAGATTTAATAATAGATGCTTATAAGAAAGGTTATTATGAAAGTCAAAAAGATTTCATAGAAACTTTTGGCGCTATTGATAACTATATTGAAATAGGTTTAGATGGTTATTATAATAAAGAGTTAGTAAATGAAACCATTGAACCTTTTATGTATCCGTTAGTATTTATTCCAAAAGGTAAAGAAGAAGAGATAGACATAGAAGCTGCTGATGGTTATATAGAATTATTTGAATATGATTTTGGATATATCTTATCAAGAGAGAATGATTTTAGAGGAACAAGTTTGTATGATATATTAGTAGAACTAGTGTCAACTAAATACTTATAAACTGTATAATATATTAAGGAGATAAGAAAAGATGATTAGTAATGATAAAAATTATATTAAAGAAATCGTAACAGATTTAGAAAAGCTTTCTAACAGATGTGATGAGGTAGATGTTAGAAAGAACAATGAAGCAGTTAGAGAAACAGTTGTTGAATTAAAACAAACTTTAAGAGAAAGTAAAAATGGTGTAGGATTAGCTGCTCCACAAATTGGTAAAAAAGAAAGAATATTTGTAATCAATTTTAATGGGGATATTAGAGCATTTATCAACCCAATTATAACTCAAACAAAAGGTATGAGTATTAATAGAGAGGGATGTTTAAGTTTACCAGGTAAAGAATATTTAGTGCCAAGATACAATCAAATTGAAGTTATGTACCAAACTGCATTAGGTAAACCAGAGTCAAGAAGAATGGTTGGTATGGCTGCTTATGTATTCCAACATGAATTAGATCATTTAGAAGGCATCA